GTCACCGTCTACGAATAAATAATCAGGATCTATTGTTGAACTACCTGTATCTGCTTTAGCATTAAAACTATTCCATCCTGGATATACTCCTCCTGCAGTTGCGGCTGAATATCCAAACCTATCAGCAATATTGTTACTTACTCTTACTGGAACATCATTTTCAACTTGACCAATTGGAATATCTACGGCTGCGCCTTTTTGTGCAAATGGTAATGCACTAGTAAAATAATCGTGTTCCCATGCTCTAAGACGCATTTGTAATAAATCTGCTGCGGTTGCTATATTATTACCGTCTGTTAATTGATAATCTACTTCTGGTACTAAATTTTGGTCTCTATAATACTCGTTATATATAGCTTGATAAGCTGCTAGTGGTAATGCGTTGATATTTTGCGTTACTGCTGGACTACTATTGTTTGGGGGTACTCCCAAATAATCAAGAAACTTTTTTTCTGCTGCCGTTGCACTAGGTAAATACTCTAAATAGGGTAGAGTGTGAGTTGTATTTGCGTCTACTATAAATTTTTCCCAATTTTCCCAAGTTATCCTGTTTGGTACGAAAAAGTAGTGCATACTTACATCCATGCGGTGCATAACTGGAGCTAGTAATGGTGCGAATCTGATTAAGCTATCACATCCAATGTTAAACATGTCACCGGGTACACACTCAATCACGCAAGTGGGTGTTAGTTGTCCCATTTTAGATGACATTTTTACGTCATGTGTTAAATCGAACACATTTTTCTTCGGTTTGCTTACTTCAACCGAGTTAAATAGGTTTTTGTTTGCCATTTTGGTTGGTTTTGTTTATATAGTTTTATAGTCTAATACCTCCACGTGATACATAATATTTGCGAAGTCTTTTAGTTTTTCCGCGTCTTTTGCGGTTTCTGCTCGAATACAATCTTCTGCGCATTGTGTTTGTTTTTAGGGGTTTATAATTATTGTTTGATTAGTATTTCTTAGTAATTTTTAGTAAATTTTCCTATAATTTATATTATCTTCAATATCAGTTAAATACATGATATAATTCTACTTTTTATATAATTTTTTTTCCACATATATGTGGATATCCCCTACCCTATCGGGTAGGGGGTTGCTTTTACTATTAAAATCCTCCTGTAAACATTTCCTTTATTAATTCAACCATTGCCTTGCCACCCATTTTTGCTGCTTGTTTACCTAATTTGATAAAATTTTCTAAATCTTGAACTCCTTTTACTGGGTCGTGTATTGCTCGTGCTATAATACGTTCTTGAAATGTTGCAGTGTTTGGGTTTAATCCCATTTCTCTCATTGCTAATTCCAATTCTTTAATTTTTCCATCTGTTATTAACAATTTATATGCTTGTTTTAAATTGTTATTTTGTTGGTTTATTAGTCCAGTTTGTGCCTGGCCTTTTGTTCTTTCCATGCGCATATTTAATATGCGTTCTGCTGATTCTTTCAAAGACTGACTTTGTTGAATTGCTTGTCTTTCGTTGTTATCCAGAGTAAATGTTGTCTGTGCCTCTGATTTTCTAATATTTGCTAATATCTGGTCGGCTACATATGGTAATTGTTCTGTTTTAATATCTGCTGACTTTAATGTATTTAAAGTGTCAGCTTTTGCTTTTTCTGTTTGTTGCCTTATTAATTCTGCCTGTAATTTTGTGTTTTCTATTGCTTGTGTTGTCGCTTGTGCTCCTAAATATTGGTCTGCAATTTGTCCGAAATTAAATGCCGGTGCTTGTGGGTTCCATGCTTTGGCGTCTGTTCCTCTTATTGGAGATGATACATTGTTAGGTCCTCCTCCATATATTAAATGTGGGTTTAATCCAGCCTCTTTAAATCTTTGCATTTGTGCTAACGGACTATTGTATTGGTTTGATCTTGCCCAATCTGCTAATGCGTCTTCCCTTTGTCTGTTATACATTGCTTCGTTCCAACGACGTTGAGCTCTGTTTGTAGATAGAGTTGAGATTGTGTTTGCTCCTGCTCCTGTTATTCCTGCTAGTAGTGTTGCTACTGGTAGTGTTAATGGCATAGTTTTGTTTTTAAGTGTTTTTACTAAGTCTTTTTGCTCCTTTGCTAGCTTTGCGTTGGCGTCATACTTCCTTCGCCTTTTTGCTTTTTTCGTCGCTTTTTAACTTTAGTGTCAATAAGCACTAATATATCAAGGGTTGATTAGTGCTTATTTGCTGCGCGCTTCGCTTGCGTTCCGTTAATTTTTCAGCGAAACAAGTTTCGCCAAAAAATAAACGTTGTTTAGTTTTCTGTTTGGTTTTCATCTTGAATATCTGTAATTGTTGTACGTTTCTTTGCTCTTTTCTTTTCCACTTCTTGCTTAACGCGATTGTTAATTTCTTTTAATTCTTGTTCTGCTTTTTCGCGTAATTCTTCTATTTCTGCTAAATCTAATTTCTGTGGATCTACATCGAATCCTTCTTCTCCTTCCCAGATAGGGGTTTTTTGTCCTTCTAGTGGCAATCCTTTTGCATAGCGAATAAGTAATTCTCTTAATGACATTGACTGATCTGGTACTGTTTTACTTTCCCCGAAATTTCCTTGTCCTTTGTACTTTTTCTTTAGAGTACTTGTTGCTTTTTGGCTCATAATTTTGCTTTTAATAATTGTTTCTTAAATGGTTTTTGCCTTTCTTTTGATTTTTTGGCCATTCTTCTGAAATCGTTTGCGGTTTCTTCTGCTTGTTTATAATAGTACAAATCGCCATACTTGTCTTGTAATTCATCTACCTGTTTTTGCGATTCTGCACGCATAAATACTCCTATTCTAAACTTTTGTCCTTTATCGTATAACTTGTCCTTGTAATATCTGGGCATAGCTGCTTTTTTACCGTCTTTAAGTGGTAAATAAACTTTGTTTTCTATGTTTCCTTTTGTGTGCCACTTGATCATGTTTTCAGTGAGATATCCTGCACCCAATCCTTTAGACATGAGTGCGAACTCTTTTTGTCTGTCATCCCCATTAAATTGGGGTATTTTCTTGTCTTTGCTAATATACTTAAGAGTATAGCCAACACTGGCATCACCAACATCACCAAAATGCACGTTACCAAGAGTAATATCATTGAGCTTCCAAGCATTTTCTACTATTTTAGGATTTGCGTTGAATAAGATTATATGATAATGTGGTCTTTCTCCTGTATCTCCGTATTCTCCTACTGCGTAATAACTAATTTTTTGCTTTGTTAGTTTTCTAAGCCTTTTGAAAAAATCTTGTACATCCTTTTTAACAAGTGTTTCAAAGCCGTTTTTAGTTTTCTTGATGTGTTCATCATTGTAAGTAAGAGTAACGAAGTGAGCAGAATTACTCTGCTCACTTTGTTTGTTTAATCTAAATGCCCATCCAGATACTCTGCGTCTTACACATGCGGGGCATTTCCCACATGGAAAGGGCATATAACCGGTTTCTACACCTTTTACTAATTCCATTTTTTTATGGAATGGTGTTTGACATCTAGTACTCATATTAGAACATTGGCGTTCCAAACTTAGGCATAGGTCTTACCGCTCTAATCTTGTGCAATACTTGACAATACAAATTGTCTGTTCCCTCTGGCTCATCTAGTACCGCAAATATGCGGTCTACGTCTTCTGGGGCGCACTCGATAAATGATTGAGATAGGGTAGGGTCTACATTGAATATCCGGCCTAAGTGCCAATAATCTAGGGTTGTTCTGAAATCTCCTGCTACTCGGTTTGCGCAGAATTTATATTCTGCATAGCGGGGTACATATCCGAACGTGTTTGCTGCGTTGTTTGTGTATGCGTAAAGCTCGTTTTGTGTAACGGGTTGCTCTCCAATATGTGCAAATGAAGGCCAAAAGAAATCAAGCGGGTCGTTTTTAAGATATGTTTTTGGAATTCCTTGCTGATAAGCAGTTTTTGGCATAACGGACATAATTCCGATAATGTATCCATGCTCTTCACAGAAATATGTACCATATTTTCCTGTTGTTACTGCTACTGCGTGTCCGGCCATGTTGCCCTGTGGTAATTGTCCTTCATTACCCGTTGTGTTTAATACTTCTGATATAACTACCGGTGTTTTTACTCCTGTAATATATTCGGGGCGCTGTAACCTTTTGTCGCTACTTTTTACTCCGAAATGCATAAGAATATTCTCGATATAGCGTGTACCGCCACGAGCGTTTTTCTCTAACCATTCTTGCAATCTAAATGCTCTGCGTAAATCGTTAATTGTTGTTGCTGATATATCAAATTCGTCACCGTCTACGAATAAATAATCAGGATCTACTGTTGAACTACCTGTATCTGCTTTAGCATTAAAACTATTCCATCCTGGATATACTCCTCCTGCAGTTGCGGCTGAATATCCAAACCTATCAGCAATATTGTTACTTACTCTTAC